AACGATTCAGGACAAGTGATGTAATCAATGACACAGAAGATGTGCCTATGCGTCAGGCCTCTCAAGTATGGCTTAATCGTCAATACTACACAGGCACTGTGCAGGATGCAGCTCCTTGCTACTACAGTTACAATGGTGTTACCGCTGGTGGTGATAACAAAGTAGACCTCTGGCCTCAACCTGATGCTGTATATCAGATTCGCTTTGAGTTAACAGTACCTCAAGTAGACTTGGCTAACAACGGTGATACCCTTATCGTCCCTGCTCACTTAGTACAGCTCTTAGCCTATGCTAAAGCTATCGGTGAACGTGGTGAAGATGGTGGTTCTGCCTTCGGTGAAGTCTTCCAACAATACCGTTTAGCCTTGGCTGATGCTGTGGCTATTGAGCGTAACCGCTACGATGACCAAGTAGTCTGGACAGGTGTTTAATCATGGTAGCTAAACTTCTAACGACAACCATTGCTGCTCCCGGCTTCAAAGGAGTGAATACCCAAGACTCTTCGATCACGTTAGAGGATGGTTTTGCTACCGTAGCTAATAACTGTGTCATTGATAAGTTTGGTCGTATCGGTGCTCGTAAAGGGTGGGTTCCTGCTCACGCAAGCAACGGTACATTGAGCACAGAGCCTGTCAAAGCCATTGATGAGCTTATCACTGTTGCTGGTGACTCTTATGTCATTGCAGCAGGTAACAATAAGTTATTCAAGCTGGTAGGCAGTACCTTAACTGAGTTAACCTATGGTGGTGGCGGTACGGCTCCTACGATCACAGACAGTAACTGGCAGATGGCTTCTCTGAACAGTTGCTTGTATATGTATCAGGCAGGTCATGATCCCTTGGTGTTCGATCCTGCTGTAAGTACTACTACGTATCGTCGTATCTCTGAGAAGTCAGGATATGTAGGTACTGTGTCTAATAACAACTGTGCTATCAGTGCTTATGGTCGGGTATGGACAGCTAACAACAGTACCGACAAGAGCACAATACAGTTCTCTGACCTTCTCTCTGGACACATCTTGAGTACAGGCACTGCTGGTACTCTTAACGTATCTCAGGTGTGGCCTGCTGGCGGTGATGAGATCATGGCCCTAGCTGCACACAATAACTTCTTGATTGTCTTTGGCCGTAGACAGATACTGATCTACGCTAATGCTAACAGCCCCAATGATCTGTCTTTGTCAGATGCTATCACAGGCACTGGATGCTTTGCTCGTGATTCGGTGGTTGTGACAGGTGGTGACGTGTTGTTCCTCTCAGATGCTGGTGTTAAGTCCCTGATGCGAACCATCCAAGAGAAGTCAGCACCTATGCGAGACATCAGTGCTAACGTACGTGATGACTTAGTGTTCGAGCTTACCACAGAAGACCCTGACGAAATCAAGGCTGTGTACTCTGATAAGGATGCCTTCTATCTGTTGTCTCTCCCTGCTCGTCAGTTAGTCTATTGCTTCGATATGCGAGTGATGCTGCCTAACGGAGCTAACCGAACAACTACTTGGGATGGCTTACTCCCCTACGCTATCAAGTACACCCGTAACAAAGACTTACTGATTGGTAAGCCCGGATACATCGGTAAGTACGATGGCTACAAGGACAATGCAGATAGCTACCTGATGCGTTACTACACTAACTACTTCGACTTCGCTGCTCCAACAGTGATTAAGATCATGAAGAAGGTAGGTATCACAGTTATTGGTGGTCAAGGCTACGGTGTTACGTTGAAGTTCGGCTTTGACTACAGTGACATTCTGAACAGCCGACAGTTTGCACTGGCTAATGCCTCTGTAGCTGAGTACAACATTGCTGAGTACAACATCGGTGAGTATGGTGGATCAGCCTTTGATAATAAAGTTATCAACATCGGTGGCTCAGGTAAGGTTATTCAATTAGGTTTTGAGACTACTGTCTTCAATAAACCTGTATCAATTCAAAAACTGGACGTTTACGTTAAGACAGGAAAGACTCGTTAATATGTCAAACTATACAAAGAGTACTAACTTTGCCGTTAAGGATACTTTACCAACAGGTAATGCTGGTAAAATCATTAAAGGCACTGAGATTGATACTGAATACAATAACATTGCTTCAGCCATCAGCTCTAAAGGTGATTCTAACAATGGTGCTTTTACAGGCACTACAACAATGGTTAACCTGACTGTATCAGGTACGTTTAATGCAACAGTTGATGGTGGGAGTTACTAATGGCTGACTTTGATTGGACTTCTTTACTCGCTCCTTCTATTGGTGCTTTAGGTACAGCCTACGCAGCTAACCAAGCAGCAGGTAATGCTACCGCATCGGCGAACCAAGCTGCACAAATGGCTCAGTTCCGTCCTGTTGGTGTTACCTCTCGCTTCGGTAAGTCAGGCTTTCAGTATGGCCCTCAAGGTGAACTGGTTGGTGCAGGCTACCAAGTAGCTCCTGATGTTGCTGCAATGCGTGAGAGCTTGCTTGGAATGGCAGGCTCAGGTCTGTCACAGGCTCAGTTGGCCCAACAGATGCAAGGTGGAATTACCACAGCAGGTCAAGGCTTGTTTAACCTCGGTCAACAGTATGTTGGTGAAAGTCCTCAGGCTGTAGCTCAGAACTACATGACTCAGCAGCAGGGTTTACTTGCTCCGGGACGTGAACAGCAGTTAGCTCAGTTGACTAACCAACAGCAGCAACAAGGTCGTTTAGGTCTTGCCACAGGCGGTACAGCAGCAGGCTACACAGCAGGTGCTCCCGGCTTACAAGCTACCAACCCACAGATGGCTGCTTACTACAACGCTATGGCTCAGCAGGATGCTCAGTTGGCTGCTAATGCTAACCAAGCAGGTCAACAGCAAGTTACCTTCGGTCAAGGCTTGATGACAGGTGGTATTAACCTGAACAATGCTGGCTACGGTATGCAGTCCAATGCTCTGGTTCCATATACCAACTTCTTGCAAGGTGCTCAGAATGCTGAAAACTTAGGCATAAATGCATTGACAGCAGGTCAAAGCTTAGGCTCAGCAGCAGCTTCTAGCAACCAAGCAGCAGCTAATCAGTACATGGGTGGACAGAACATTGCTAACACTGCTAACCGTGCTGCTGTTACAGGTGCTGTTGCAGGTTTGACTGATCCTATTGCACAGTTGATTGCAAGCTTAACCCGTTAAGGAATACGATAATGGCAACACAAAGTTTATTCGGAGGCTCTATGTCTCCTCAAGAGATGCAAGCTCAGATGTTGGAGCAAAAGGCAGCTCAGTTTGCCCAGATGACACCTGATCAGCAGTTAGGCATGATGGCTTATAAAGCTGGCTCAGGTGTTGGCACAGGCTTGGCAGGTGCTTTCGGTGTACAGACACAAGACCCAACGATTCAACGAGCTACCAAGCTTCGTGAGCTGGCAGGACAGTACAACACCAACACTGCTGCTGGTATCCGTCAAATGGCTGATGCCTTGCGTACTACTGATCCTGAGATGGCTTTGCAGTTGTCACAGAAGGCTGCTGCTATGGACTTGGAAGCTGCTAAGCTGACTTCTGAGCAAGCTAAAACAGTATCTAGTGAAGCCCAAGCAGGTAAATACTTGGCTGAGCAAGGTAAGATTCTCCGAGGTGAAGCCAAAGATGAGCAGTTACGCTCTGAGTTAGCTGCTTTGCCAATGGATGCTGATGATAAAACTGTGGAAGCTGTTGTTCGTAAGTATGGCAAACCTGATGACATCTTTAAGACTCTTGAGCGTAAGCAGACAGCAGAAGCTACTCGTATTGCTAAAGCTCAATTGGAAAAGGAAAAGGCTGAAACTCGTGCCATTGAGCAACAACGTGATCGGGAGTTTAAGCAACAGTTAACTATGATGGCGCAGGCAAATCGATCTGCTGTAACAGGAGTTCAGCAACAGTTTGCACAACAGCGTCTGGATGACTTGAAAGACAAAGCAGCCGAGAAGCTGGACAAGAAAGAAGCATCTAAGCAGTTCGCTATCAACCATGCTAATAAAGTAGTTGAGGATGTATCTGCTGCTAAGTCTCTTGTGTCAGGCACTACAGCAGGTTTGGTAGGTAAAGGTACTTCGTTCATTCCCGGTACTGACTCTTATAACTTGAATCAACGCTTGTTGACCATTAAAGCTAACCTTGGTTTTGATCGTTTACAACAGATGCGTGATGCTAGTCCAACTGGCGGTGCTCTTGGTCAGGTTGCTGTACAGGAACTTCAAGCTTTGCAAGCTACTGTAGGTTCGTTAGAGTTGGGACAATCCAAAGCAGAGTTACAGAAGAACTTAGATAAGATTGAACTTCACTACAATAACTGGTTAAGCACCGTTGGCGGTACACCAGCAGTGAAACCTCCTGTTGCTCCAGCATCTCCTGCGGCTCCTGCTAACGCTGCTACTGGTGGCTGGTCTATTCGACGAAAACAATAAGGATAGGTATGGCTACATTTGTTGTCACAGCTCCAGACGGTAAGGAGTATGAAATTACAGCCCCTGAAGGAGCTACACAGGAGCAAGTATTGGCCTATGCTCAGCAGAACTACAATAAGTCTGCTGAGCCTGCTAAGGCTGAACAACCTAAGCGTAGTCTTGCTCAAGAGGCAGCTCGTCAGTTAGGTCTTACAGCACGTGCAGGCATCACAGGCTTAACAGCAGTTCCTGCTATGATGGCTGAGCCTGTTGCTGCTGGTATTAACATGCTGGCAGGTAAGCAAGTGATGGGTTCACCTACTCAAGGTATCCAAAAGCTCATGACTGCGGCAGGCTTACCAGAGGCTCAAGGAGGCTTAGAACGAGCAGTACAGACAGGTGCTTCAGCTATGGCTGGTATTCCTGCTCAAGCTGCATTGTCTGGTACTTCTGCTGCTCTAGCTCCCTTGCGTCAGAATATGCTTCAGCAGACAGCAGCAGCTGGTGTTGGCGGTACGTCAGGCCAAGCAGCAGCAGATGTTGTGCAAGAAGCTACTGATAGTCCTATTCTAAGCGCTATTGCAGGTATTGCAGCAGGCGCTTTAACAGGCAGTGTTGCAGCTAAAGGAGCTACAGCAGCTACTACCAAGCGTGATCCTATGGTTACTCTGGATCAGATCAAACAACGTGCTCAGAAAGCTTATGCCAGTGTTGAAGAACAAGGTGTAACATTAAAGCCTAAGAGTGTGTTGGATAACTTTGATAGCATTGAAAGTGCTCTGCTTAAGGAAAACTTTAACCCTAAGCTGGATGCTCATAAGCCTGTAGCTCAGGTGCTGGAACAGTTACGGGACATGACAGGCACTCAGCGAGTTCCTTTTAGCAAGCTCGAACAGATGCGCTCTGCTCTTGTAGACTTAAAGACAGCTAAGGATGCGGCTACCCGTAAGTATGCAGGCCAAGCTGTGTCTGAGTTAGACAACTACATCACCAACCTTAATGGTAAGGATGTTATCTCTACCACAGGCAATTTAGGCACAGCAGTTAAGTCTGTTCAAGAAGCTCGTAAAGACTGGCGTAACCTCTCTAGGGCTACAGTGTTAGAAGATGCTTTGAATGTTGCTGAAGCACGTGCTCTTGACCCTAAAGCATCTGAAGGTGAATTGATTCGTCGTCAGTTGATCAACCTTGCAGCTAACAAGGACAAGATGCGGTTCTTCTCCGAACGTGAAAAGAATGCTATTAAGAGCGTAGCTTCTGGCCCTACCGCTGATCCATTACTGTCTCTCTTAGCTCGGTTAAACCCTGAGCGTAGTGCTTTGATGCAAGCAAGTACAGTGGCTGGCTCTTTCGCTAACCCTGCCGCTGCTGCGGGTGTTGCAGGTATCGGCTACGGTGCTGACAAACTTCAAGGAGCTTTACGTAAAGGCTCAGTGGATCGTTTAATCTCAGATATTGCTTCTGGTAAGGTTGCTGGCCCTGCTGCCAATACTTCCTTCAGAGGCTTACTGTCTGGATTACCTACACAACCTCAGGAGTAATCAATGACATTCGCATTAGGACAACGAAGCAAGGACAGGCTCAATGGAGTCCATCCTGACCTAGTAAAAGTAATCGAGGAGGCTATCAAAGAGTCTCCTTTGGACTTCTCCGTCACTGAAGGCTTACGCACCAAGGAGCGCCAGAAGGTTCTCTTTGATGCGGGTAAGTCTCAGACGATGAACAGCAGACACATCACAGGTAATGCTGTGGACATTGCTGTGATCCGTGAAGGTGAAGTTACATGGGATGCTAAATATTATATTCCGGTTATTGAGCACATTAAAAAGATAGCTAAGTCTATGGATATTGCTATAGTATCTGGAGGCGATTGGATAACTTTTAAAGATTATCCTCATATTGAGTTACATAGATCGGCTTATCCATGACTAGCTTAACAAAAGAAGAAAGAGATAAGATCTATAAACAAAATTGGTATCTTAAAAATAAAGATAAAATCTTAGCAAATAAAGATACTTCTCATGAGGCAAAAGCTAAAAAAGCAGCTTACGATAAAAAGCGTAGAGAACTTAAAGGCCAGCAGCTTCGTGAATATGATAAAGAAAGATCTTCTTTACCTAATCGTAAGGCAGAAAAACGTAATTGGTCGCGTAAGCGTAAGATGTCTGTTAAACAAGCCACGCCTAATTGGTTATCTGAGTTAGATGAATTATTTATTAAGGAAATCTATTCTTTAGCAGTACTGAGAAGTAACGCAATAGGAATAGAGTATCAAGTAGATCACATTATTCCTTTGCATGGAAAAAATGTATGTGGTTTGCATGTACCTGATAATCTTCAACTTTTATCAGCTAAGGCAAATCAGCAAAAGAGACATTTGTATGATTGATCCTATCACCGCTTTTGCGACTGCACAGGCAGCTATTAAGGGTGTGCAGGCAGCGATCAAGATGGGTAAGGATATTCAGGCTGTGTCTAAGGACATCATGAAGTTCTTTGATGCTAAGGATGTGGTTGTGAAAGCAGCCACTAAGTCCAAGAGCAATAGCGGTAGATCAGATACGTCTATGGCCTTAGAGACAGCTATGAATGCCAAGGCTCTGGTGGATGCTGAGAATGAACTTAAAGAACTATTGATCTACTCAGGTAATGGGGATGTGTGGCATGCACTGCTAGTTGAACGTAATGCTATTGTGGCAAGACGTAAGGCAGAAGCTTTAGAAGCTCGTAGGGCATCCGCTAGAACCAAGGCTAGGCTTGTTAAAGCTGCTGAGATATTCCTGATCATTATCTTCATCCTTCTTGTAGCTTCTCTGACTTTAGCAGGGATTGTACTGTATTTAAAATAAGGTAGTGTATGATACTAGAATCATTATTAGGTATCGGTAGTAAGCTAATTGATAAGCTTATTCCTGATCCTTCTCAGAAAGCAGATGCACAGTTAAGGTTAGCTGAGTTAGTACAGAATGGTGAGTTAGCTAAGATGGCTAACGAGACTGATCTGTATAAGACAGAACAGAATAACTTAACAGACCGTCAGCAAGCAGATATGTCCAGTGACTCTTGGCTGTCCAAGAACATCAGACCTATGACACTTGTGGCTATCTTCTTAGGCTACTTCACCTTCGGTATCATGGATGCTAACGGTGTACGTGCTAATGAAACCTACGTCCAACTGCTTGGTCAATGGGGTATGCTTGTGATGTCCTTCTACTTCGGTGGGCGCACCTTGGAAAAGATCATGGAGATGAAGTCAGGGAAGAAAGAGTGATATGCACAAGCAAGAAGTAACCCATGAAGAAATCTATGAGCGATTATGTAAGGTAGAAGAGAAGGTAGACAAAGTATCTGTGGATACCGAGGATATGGTATCAGCATTCCAAGCTGCTCAAGGAGCTTTCACAGTCCTTGATTGGATTGCTAAGGTAGCTAAGCCTATCCTGTGGGTAGTAGCGACAGTAACTGCTGTAGTGACTATCTTCCATAACGTTAAGTAGCAAAGCAAAAGGCCACTAGAGTTCATCGCTCTAGTGGCCTTTTTCGTTTACTCTACAGGTTCTACCTTCTTAACCTTCTTAGGCTTAGGCGGCATCTGAAGAGCTTCCAGATACTTGTATCGCTTACCCATACGTCTGACAGCCTCTTCAGCATCAAACCAGTACTCCTTACCGTTCTTCAGCTCCTCCAGCTCCTTGTCTGTCAAGAATCCTTTGTAGGCTTGGTCGAGGAGCTTGTTGATTTGTCTTGTAGCAAAATCAGTCTGTCCTTTGACATTCGGCACAGTACCGATGGAACCATAATGAGCAGTATGTAACATAAACTCAGCACTATCAGCAATGTAGCACTCAGGAGCCATACAAGCCAACATACTAGCTGCTGAGTACGCAGCACCGATAACTGTAACAGATACATCACCTCGACATCCTTTCATTGCTTCGATGATCTGCCAGATACTATCTGTGCGTCCACCTGAGCTGTTTACCAATAGATTAACTGAATCATTCTCACCACAAGTAGCTAAGCAATGGATTACATCACGATAGTTACTAGGCTCCCGGATGTCATCATCAATGAACACCAAGTGAGTGTTCATCTGCTGAGTAATAGTACGGATAAGACCCTTCTGCTCTGGCATCATCATCATTAGTTCTTCGATCCCTTCGTTAGCTTTAGCCATCATTCACCATCCTCATATTTGACACGGGCAATGATATAGTTCTTAACCAATGAGCTACGAACAATATCCTCGATGTGGAACTCGACACGAACAAACTCTTTCATCTTTGCAGCAATGTCAAAGAACTTAAGCAGTCCACTCTTGTCATCCTTCTTCTTCAAGTCAGTCTGTCGGTAGTCACCACAGAAGATAATCTTGGACTTGTCACCAACACGGGTAATGATGGTATCAAGCTCCTCGAAGGTCATGTTCTGTACCTCATCCACGACAATGATGCTGTTGGAGAAGGTAGTCCCTCGAATGAACGAGGTAGACACAAACTCAATGTGTCCTTGTTCTACCAATCGATCCCAAGCATCCTTACGCTTGAACAGGTCACTACAGATTTGTCGATAAGGTTGAATATACACCTCCATCTTCTCATCTGCATCCCCCGGCAAGAAACCCATATCTCGTCCTTGAACGCTACTGCGGATAACTGTTACCTTGTTAAAAGGGTTGTTACGATCCATAGCCTCTTCCAAGGCTTTGTATAAGGCAATGTATGTCTTACCTGTACCAGCTACACCATGTAAGGCCATGAAGTAGTTACTGGCCTGATACGCCTCAAAGAAGTCCATCTGCTTCTCAGTCTTAGGCTTAATGACAGTCATGTCATCAAGCTTCAACTTCAAGCTGTTACTGACCTTCTCTCGTGGAGTCAATTCCTTAGCTGGAATAGATCGATTCATTGGTTTACTTGCCATATTCTCCCTTTAATCTTCGTTAACAAACACTAGATGAGGCATCTGACGTACCTGTGGGAACCTCTCAAGGAAGTCCTCACGGGATAGGTCAACACCTACTACGATCTCTGTAAAGGACTCGCCATCCTTAGTCAGGCGAGCCTTCAGAGCCGTACATGCAGGGCAGTTCTCCTTGCTGTAGACTACAATCTTCATATTTCTCCTAGTTAAGCGTGACAAGCAACACATTCACCTGAACTAGCACTAACACCAGCCTTGGTACGAATGTAATACAGACTCAAGATGTTCTTATCTTTAAACGCTGCCTTGTGGACAGAGCTGATGTGTTCCTCTGGATCATCTGCACCGAAGAACAGATTGATAGATTGACCTTGGCAGATATATCGTTGACGGGCAGAAGCCTGCTCAAGGATAATATACGGATCAAGCTCAAAGGCTGTCTTGAACACAGCTTTCTCATCCTCTGTCATCCATGTAACGTGCTGGATAGAACCATCGTGACTTGCAATCTCAAGCAATGTCTCACGACTGTACACACCTTCACGCTTCATGATCTCTAACAGCTCAGGCACTACTCGGATTGTTTCTCCTCCGGCTCCTTGCTGTACGAATACATTTCCAATAAATGGTTCAATGCCTTGAGATACCCCGCCCATAAGCTGGCTTGTTGACATGGTGGGAGCAACAGCAAGGCGGTGTGTATTTCGGACTCCAAATCCTTTGCAATATACAGGCTCCCCAAGTTGTTCTGCAAGATACCTGCTTGCCTCTGTTGACTTCTTGTTAAGTCCATCGAATATCTCCACGTTAAGTTTCTGAGCTTGAAAGCTCTCAAAAGGAATCATCTTCTTGTGGAGCAACGAGTGCCACCCAAGAACACCTAACCCAAGCGCACGACTCTTTTCAGTACTCGCCAGCGCCTTTTCAAAGCCTCTTTTGCCAGCAGCCATTGACAAGAACTCACTAGTAACACAATCGAGAAATACTGTCGCAGTGAATACAGCATCGGTTTCTTTCCATTCATCATACTTCTCCAAGTTCATACTCGCCAAGATACAAGTGAATGTCTCCTCTTCACCGCTGTGCAGCATGATCTCTGTACACAGGTTAGAAGCCTTAACATCCAAGTTATGAGCCTTGTACATCTCAGGACGGGAATCTGCTACCTTATCGGTGAACAAGAAGTAACCCTTACCTGTCAGCATCTTCAGCTTCAAAGCCTTCTGGTATCGCTCAATAGCTTCAGGATGTCCACTGTCCAAGGACTCCATAAACTCATTACTAACAGTCCAACCTACGTTAGCATCATCAGGGTTATTCTTTACCCAATCAGCCAGCTCGTTAAAGTCAGGATGATCAATAGGCAAGTAACCAGCCCATGCGCCTCTACGAGCAACCCCTTGAGTTACTCGCTTCATCGCGTCTACATAGGTTTGAAAGACTGGTAGGACTCCCGAAGCTGTACCGCCAGTCCCGATTTGTGAACCTCGGGGTCGTATGTCTCCCAAATATCCGCTAGTGCCAAAGCCATTCTTAGTGAGGACAGCAGTATCAAGTAACTCGCCGTAAAAGTCAGCAACAGAATCACCAATGTACTGACCACTACAGGCCACAGGCATACCTTTGTTAGTACCGAGATTAGCCAGAGTAGGCGTAGAAGGACTGAGCCAGCCGTTCCAAATAACTTCATAAAACTTACCTTTCCAGTCTGTACCGTCCTTAGGTGCATGCTTAGCTGCTGTCTCAGCGATCTGCTCAGCACGATTCTTAAAGCTCGTAGAGCCTTCCATGTACTTAGACTTAAATAGTCCCCATCCTCCTGTCTGATACCACTCAGGCAAGAGTCCTTCCTTCTGCAAACGCTTACGCTCTGCACTTAGGAATTCATACTTGTTATCCAACACAGGTGTACTTACCATACGAAGTTTCTTTCATTCCATTTACGGTTATATTGATTGCCAACTTTAGCGAAGAAGTCATGGATCGTACTGGAGCTAATGCCCAAGTAGAACCACTCAGAGATTGTATCACCAGTTTCGTCAAAGATAGCTTCAAAGCCCAAGTTGCTCAAGCAAATGTTAGCCCGTGCATTCACGAAAGCTTTCATAGCTGTTGGATTGATACCTTCGATCTCTCCGTGAGAGAACAGCAGGTCAACAATACGGTGCTCATGTTCAACCAATGCCTTAGCAGCTTGGTACACACGATCACGCATCCACACCTTATCTAGCTTATTCTCTTCCATGTACGTACGGAACAACCAAGAGCTTGCTTCGTGGTGGATGTTCTCATCTCGTACAGAGAAGTTGATACCTGCCACTAGGTTACTCAGCTTGTTCTTACCATTACTCTGGAAGTGCTTCAGGAAAGCAAAGCTAGAGTACAGTACACAACCTTCCATCATACTGAAGACTGCCAAGGAAAGGGGCAGATCACGACTACTAACAAGAGTGTCCAAGTACCCAATACGGCTAGCCAATACAGGATCGTACTGCCAAGATTGATGGAAGTCCTCAGTAGCCAAACCAAGCAGTTCGTTAATGCGGTTATAGAAACGTGCATGAACATTACTCTCGAAGTAGCAGAAGGCATCAGCCATCAAACCAACATCAGGATGCTGGAAGTTAGGTTTAACAGTACCAGACCAATACTCATCACCCACAATACGTTCGTACTTGGTAAAGAGTTTGAGTGAAGTAGTAACACCATGACGTTCACTAGGAGTAAAATCGGTAAGAATGCTGTGTACATCTTTTTCCAAATCAATTTCATCAAAAGTCCAGAATACACCATTCTGTTTATCAGCAAAGGCCAAAGCCTCTGGATAGTCAAAGGTGTATACATCCTTTTTGGTTAGTAGGTTTCTCATTCAATTTCTTTCATTAGTTCTTCTTGTTTATCTTCAATGTAATCTTCAAAGCGCTCAATGATGTCATCACTGTGGATGTCTAACAACTCCAGCAGCGTTACTTCATCGACTCGTTGAAGCTTCTCTTTAAGTTCCTCAAACGTCAGATTCATCATCATACGCCTGAATCAATTTATCCAAATACCACTTAGCCTTCTTCAAGTCCTCAACACCATTCTTGTCCATGAAGCGCATCAAGTATTGCATCATCTGCGTGTAATCAGCGGTAGCCATAGGTCGGTAAACCAAGTTAGCATCATCCATCTTGACCACCAGCTTCTCGATGACATCCCGTACCTCGATGCCTTCATCTTCAAAGAGCATGTAGTGTTTAGGTTTACTCACAACATCAAAGTGCATGTCACCTGAAGATGTACCATTAGTTCCTTTAAACCACTCATCAATAGCTTCACTCAAAGGCTGAGCATCATGACTAGGTTTATACATATCACGAGGAACCCAGTTAGAGTAGCCTGTACACAGCTTACAGGGAGGTTCTAAGTCCTTGTCCATCTCTGCGTAGAAGCAACTTGTACACTTATTTGCTGCCATACTTCCTCCCTAAGTATTCAATAGACAAAAGCATCTCATCAAAGCCTCCATCCTTAACGTCATTCAACATAACCAATCCTCGCCAGTGACGATTGCTTAGCTGATCCATGTAGTCTTCATCATGTAGGTAGTAGCTACCAGCAATGATACCGCATATAGGCTTTCCGTCAGCGCGTTTACCATAGGCGATCTGTTTACCTTGTTGATGGCCTGCCACACAAGACATATGAAGCTTATTGATAAGAGCGCTGGCAGTACCAGCAGGTCTACCCATTGCACCCACAGGCCAATAATGGTTAAAACCAACGCCGTTAATAAAGAAAGGATGTAGAAAATCATGTACTTCCCAGTCCTTATCATAGTCTAAGTCTTTAACACTGATCAAACCTTCCAACGTAGGATTGTTGTTCACAGCTCGGTTGATACGATTCTCATGGTTACCTAGAGTTAGGATTAGCTTAGGCTTGTAGACCTTGTGCTTGGATTCCTTCTGAGTCTTCTGCAAGTCCCGAAGAGGTTTCAGAAGCTTCTTCATAGCCTCCTTAACAACCTCTACATCTTTCTTGTACCGAAGACCTTCAAAGTACTTAGAACCTTTAACATCATG